TTTGTTGATCCTTCACCTTGAAGTGAATAGAACATTTCATTTACATTAAACTGGTCCATTGTATATTGCCGATGTTTTTGGAGTTTCGCTGAATTCGACTTCAACATCAAATTTACGTTCTGGGAAATATTTATAAAGGATTCTCATTATTACTCCATACATCCATTGAGCAAGATTTTCACTTGTAGGGACATAATCAACAAATACAAAACTATCAAGATATTCATTTAATACTGTTGATTTGGGAGAGAAGTCATCTGCTGAGGGACTGGATAATTTATCAATAACACTGATGTTGAGATTGGTGCCATCATAAAAGACTGAATTTGTCATTAAATCATCTGTTAGTATATCCTCACTCAACATCAGTGACAGTACAGGGTCATTCTGATCTACAATAGTTTTATGATCAAGATAGGTATCTATAATATCTTTCACAAATGAAAGATTCTTGAAGTCAATAACCATTCCATTCTCAAGATATTCTCCAGAGACGCTGATTGTATATGCTCCTTGATGTCCGTGCCAATGACGGCATTTACATCCAGACCCAAGTGATAGGGTTTCATCGAGTGACTGATTATGTACACGATGGGCGTAACAAAAGTCAAATCGTTTGCTTATTTTCCACATATTTTTTTTCTCCTTTTATTAATTAGTTTATGCGTTAAGTATAACCCCTCAAGAGTTATTTGTCAAACATTATTTTCTATAGTTTCCCATTGTGGATCGGCAACTGAGATTCCCAATTGAAGACTAATAGATGTTTTAAGATCATTCTTTCGATCAAAGGTTTGAGTTATAGGGGTGGTTGGGGAATTATAAATCGTGAAGGTTCTCAACTTGTTTAAATCTACATAACAAGTTGATTTTGAGGTTATAAGTATTCCAGTATTATATCGTTTATTCATATCGTTTCCATTAGAGTAATGTTGAAGGTCACCTCGCCTCTATACAGTAAACAGTCGAAATCCAAGATTGACCTTTTTCTTCATCTTGGCACCACCATCCTTTGCGTAAACCATACCGTCTGCTAGTATGGCTATACTCCAGTTAGTTTACTTCCAGGTTTCTTCGGTTAGGGATGGTCTCACCCAACGACTGGATTGCAATCTCCAGGTCGTCATCTACCTTCAACATCATGTTATAATATTACCAAATCAATCATTCTTTGACCGCTCAATTCTATATAGTCAATATATTCTTCAAGACAGTTATTCTCCATAAATTCGATCATATATGCTTTATCTTCCAACGTCACGTCTCTGACGAATTCAAAAGTAAATTCAAGTTCATCTTTGTTGAAAGATATAACTACCAAACCATCGAGTTTCATTTCACTAACTATCTCAACAATTTCTTCTAATTCGTAAGGTGTTAGTATTGGCATATTGTTCTCCTTAATAGGTGTTTTATTTTCTCTGTTTCTTTAACTATAACCTACTTGAGTAGATTATCTTTGTCAACACTTATTTTAAATTTTTATTTAAAATCTCAGCATCTCCAGAAACTTTGGTATCACCAGAAACTTCTGAGTTACCAAACACCTCTGATTTCCCAAACACTTTGGCATATTCAAAAACTTTGGCATTATCATAAATTTCGGATTTACCAAAAACTTCAGCATCATCATAAACTTCAGCATCGCCAAACACTCTTGATTCACCAAACACTCTTGATTCACCAAACACCTTAGCATTTTCAAAAACCCCAGCATCACTGAATACTTTAGAGTTATCATAAACTTTGGCATTATCATAAACTCCAGAGTTACCAAACACTCTAGCATCACCAGATACTTCAGCATCATCAAAAACTCTGGCATTACCTAAAACTTCAGCGTTACCAAAAACTCTGGCATTGTGATATACCCAACAACGTCCGTATTGAGAAAGGTTACTTTCACTTTTAATCCAACCACCAAGGTCACCTTTTTTAACATTACTAAAGTCCTTCAGTGCTTTGATTTGATGAAGTATTCTCCCATTATAGATTTTCGTCATTTCTGTTAATTTATATTTCATTCGTTCTCCTGATTATAAATTGTCTTTTCAAAATTTTCATCGTTCTTTTTTATATCGTACACCACAAAAACTACATCTGGCGAAATCAGGTGGAGGTCCGTCGATATATCCAGCATCTGAATATCTCCAAGTCCATAAATGTATTCCAAATGAACACATCAGTTGTCTAATAAATTTAGTCATAGAATACCATTTCATCACTATAATACATTATTAACCAAATATCAAACCATATTAATATGATATCTATTATTATCCACAATACCATCTCGGCAGTCAAAGTCATCTTTTTACCTCAAAATGTGTACAGGCAACACCAAAGTTTTTATTTTGGTGTGCTTTGTTAAAAATAACTCCAGAACCACCCATATGCCAGTTACCCAATGAGCAACCAACATTTGAAAGTTCTGAGTTTTTATTATGTTCTTCTACGAACAATTTACATTGTCCGCAGGTTGATATTGAACTAATCATCTAATGTCACATGAACCGCCTGCTGAACAAGATAATTCTTGGGAACCAGTTGTATGATCTTCAACTTCAAGGTCACTGAGTCCTTCAAAATCTAAATCTGCTCTTGGAAACTCCTTACATAGTTGTTTATAGGTTTCTTCAGTAATCTCTTCATATGGAGCAAGTTCATACACACCATTATCAAAAGGTAGGAAACTAATACCACTGATATACTTCCAATGCTTATAGACCCACGCACCGACTTCAAGCCATTCATTATCTTTCACATAAACAGTGATGCTTGGTTTATGCTCACACCAATGCTTTTGGACTAACTTCCAGTGTTCTAATTGTTGGATGGCATTCTTATCAGTTCTGAATACTGCCTTCTTAGGTGATTTTATAGGAAACTCAAACACACCAGTTGAAAATGCTTTTGGGTCTTCACCGACTTCAGGTTGATAAGGTACACCAGCATTTACTAACCATGTAAATATAGCATCGGATTTTGATACTCTCACTCTTCTTATATAATATGGAGAATATCTTGGGTGAATACCAGAGGCACTACCAACCCTTTGTGAGACACTATTATGAGTTACAACACCATTTTCAAGTTGATACGAATGGGTATTTTCAACTTCTACATCAACAGTGAAACTTTTACTTACTTCTTTTTTTACTATTCTCATTATTATCCTTTTTGTTTACAATTATCAAAATGAAATCTCGTCATACCAGCACCAGCACCTATAAATCCACAATAAGGACATTCTTTTGTTTTCAATTTGAACGTCCGACTCTTTCCTGTTTTGGTCGGGCAATTATCAAAATGATTTGTCACCATCCCTGCTTTATGCCCACTCTTATCACAATGAGGACAAGTAACAATATCATTCTTCTCTACCATACCATATGAGTATTGTGGGTTGTTTTCCATAAACTCTTCAACTGGTACCTTCTTCTGTTGTTTTGGTGTATATTTTATTGAAAAGGTTCCGTCGTTTATCCAGACGAATCCTTTATTTTTTGGTCCTCCACGTTTCCCCATTTCAGACTGAAATTTAGAATCGTGGAAACCTGTTCCGTTTATTCTATTACTTTCAACTCCTTTCATTGCTGCTTTTTTTCTTAGTTCAGGGTTATAAAAACTACATTTTTTTATTTTTCTCAATGTTTTCTGTGCTGCCTTTCCACCTTTAGATGATATTATAAATTGTTCTTCAGGGGTCAAACTTAGATGGTTGTTTTTGAGCAATCGGCAAGCACATAAGTCACCGTAACTACCAAGTTCAATCCATCTTTCATAATGAAGTTTATAATGTTCTTCTGGTGTTACTTCTATCAAATTACTAGGGTCATCTGTTCCTCCCGCATGTATTGGGATAATGTGATGTGTGTGAGTTCCATATTTTTTAGTCATTGTTTTCCTTTTTTATAAGTTAGTTTATAACCTGTATTTATGTTTAGTACAGGTTATATCTATTTATAAAAATGGTTATTTTTCATTACTTTTTGGTATTCAACCCTAGCATTTAGTAGAATTTCTTTTACTGTTTTACCAGCAACCCAATGCTTCCATTTATAATGAGTGGCTAAGTCCTCATCGTTTTTGAATTGAACATCGCCACACATAAAACACTTAGAATTGTTTGATGTCATCTTCTTCTGATAACTCTTGTGCTTCTTTCCATTCTCCAGTTACCAATAAGAATTTATGGTTTGGTGTACATTCAACAATACTACCATCTTCCATAGTAAGTTTCAATGTTTCTGCCATTCCATTTATAAACAATTTAGTCACTCTTTGTTCTTTATTATCCTTATCATACACTATCGTTTCTTTAGACGGTTCATACCATTCTCGTTTCTCTTCCTGTTTTAATGAGAGATCAATCCCATTTTCCTTGAAGATATTTTCAAGAGTTTTTACACCATCTGTTGTTTTTATTTTTTGTGAAGGATTATGACAACCACTTGGCTTCGTACATGAAATTGCTGCTGGCATTGGAATTTTCAATGCTTTGCTCCATTTCTCTGCCACGTTTATCGCAGTCTCTTTCATTGAAGACAACCATGTCTCCATTACTTCAGGTTTCTTTTCATTTGACAGAACAGGGTGATCCATAATACCTGTAAGGGAAACTCCAAGTAATCTTTCTTCATCACAGTTTTTCTTCCATTCTTCATTAATGAATTTGAAATCTGTCAAGGTTGATTGTAAAACTCCTAAGATTGTGGCAAATTGTACTTTTCGTTGAAGGTCAGGTAACTTGTCAGATGGTCTAACGACAACCTCAGTGAGATTGCAGAATTCATTAGGTCTAAGGATAATTTCACTACAAGGATTGATACCAAATTCATATCCATTTATTTTTCTCCTTCCATTTTGTTCGATTAAATAATTGGCAGATTCTCTATTGAAAATGCCTCGTTCACCAGTACCCGATTTCATTAATGATACCCATTCTTCAAGGAATAGACTCATTTCAGGTTTTTCTGTATATGCTACAGAATTATTTGATAATGCTCTTTGAGGATTAGATAACCAGAACTGACCTTCTTTCGCATTTCTCATCCTAAGATCAGATAGGTTACTCAGTGATATACATGCTGATCTTCTAACACCACCAACAACCACAGCACTGGCGATGGCACACATAATATCATGACATTCAAGAGAATTGAGTCTTTTCTCGTTTCTTGTCACTGCTTGTTGGAAAATATTCACTGTGAAATCTAACAGTTTCTTTAATGGAGCAGGTCCAGATGAACGTCCTCCGAATGTTCTCAAAATACTTCCTTCTTCTCTAACATCAGTCAAATCAAACTTTGGAAGTTTTCCAGTGTATAATGCTTTTATGACACTATCCAATCCTGTTGCCCATCCTGCTTTACTATCCTCAAATTTTATGGTTAGTCCATTCTCTGTAAGGGTTTTTGGTAGGTCTGGAAGTTCATTAGTATATTGTCTCTCCACTGAGAAACCTACTCCAGTACCATTCATCAGGATATATAAACACTCTGAAAATGCTCTAAGATTATTTACTGGAAGATAAGCACAATTATATCCAGCAATATTATCACGTTCCAAAGCATCACCAGCACTCCATAATGCTCTCATGCTTGGCATTATTTCCAAATCTTCTACCATCTCATGTGCTTTTTCAAATTTACTGATTAGTGAATTGGGGACTCTATCACGCATAAAATTAAAATAACGGTCAACGGTTTCATTCCATTTTTCTCTTCTGTTCTTATCATAATCCCATCGTGAATATGTTCTGGTATATATGAAATTCTTATAAAACTCTTCAATATGTTTTCCTGTACTCATTTATTTCCCCTCTTATACATTGTGATTTATTCCTGATTTTAGTTCACGTTCTTGTTGTTTTTCTTCTGCTCTCAGGTGCGTTTGATGTTCTTTCAGTGCTGATTTTTCTTCGTTTCTTGAATTCTCAACAAATATTCGTTTTTCATATCTGTTTTTTCGTCCAAAAACATTCGGTATTGATACTTTGGTTCTTACCTTACTTTCACATTTAGGACATTTAAGTTGACTAACCAAATCATCTTTGTCTGACGATCTCATTATAACTTCTTCCTCATAGTTACATTCACTACATTCTATATCAAAAACTGGCATTTTCTTTTTCCTGTAATAGATTTTCGTTTTGTTTCAATAATTCTTTTTCCATATCGGTCAAAGGTTTTAGTATTTTATATTTTTGTCTACACTCGCAACAAGCAATATATGGAGCATATATCACAAGACAAGCAGGACACATCCAACCCTTTTGTGGTTCTATATCAGTCATTTATGATACCCATCTTTATACCATCCTCCACCTTTCAAGACAAAATCTGATCTTGATACTTTTGGTTTCATATTAGTTTGACAGACTGGACATTCAGTCTGATTTTTCTCTTCAATATATTTTGAAATACTCATTTGTTTTTCTACATCACCCCAATCGCAATTGGCACATTCAAACTCGTATAATGGCATTTTTATCCTCCTACTCTACTATTCCACATATCAATTATTTTCTCTTTTGGTAAATACCACCCAACACCATCACTACCAATGAAACATTGAAGAATATTGCTCGTACTACACACAATATCATATTCCACATTTTTTGATTCGTAATCACCCACCCTTTCTTGTTGTTTTAATGATACTTTTCGCCCACAGAATGGACAATTTTTTAATTCATTCATTTCATTCATTTCATTTTCCTTAATCTTAGTTTCAGTCTTGCCTCTGCTTCCAACCCCTTGAAGGTATTAGCAGTTATCAGACCTTGAATGTATTGTTGTTCAATTGTACCTTTCATGATTCCTTCGTTTATATCTTTTGTTGGTAATGCTTCAGGCCATATAAATATTTTATTACCAAAAGCATATTTCAGTGATTTTTCGATACCTGTCTTATCATTATCAAATATAAAGATTGGTTCTTTTAATTTCTTGAGCATCTGAGTACTAATATCACTACCCATCATTGCCACACTATTTTCAATGAAAAGACTATCAATTATAGATTCAAAAATATATACAGGTTTTTTAGTGTCTACATTGTATATATTATAAAGTTTAAACCCCTCTTGTACATTATTATGAAATCTTTTTTCAGTCACTGACCTTCCTTGATACCCATAAACTTCTTCACCCTTATAGAATGGGAATATAACCATATCAGAACAATTATGGTTTGGAGTATTACAATAATACAATCTTTCCAACATTTTTTTCGGTATCTTGCGTTTCTTGAGATACATTGTTGGTAGAGCAAAGTCTTTCAATGGAGCAAATTCTTGAGGTAATGGAATCATTTTAAGTTCTTCTGTTTCAATTTCATTACTTTGTTGTTTTTTTCTCATCTTTCCCTGCCTCAAATTATCAATAAATCGTTTCTTTTCAAGTTCTTGATATTCAACAAATAAAGCACCTTCATGATGTCTGAGATAATTCTTTAGAGACATACTCTCAGAACAATTATGACACATAACCACAACATTCTTATATTTGTGGCTGGTCGTAAGTATAAAAAACCTTCGTTTTCTACCAGCAGATTTACCTTCAAGGCACATTGGGCACTCAGAGGTATATCCAGATGGTACTCTTATAAGGCGTTTCAGACCCAATCTTGGTATAAAACTTAGTTCTTCATATTTGTCAAGCATTAGCAGGCCATTTCACAAACTTCATGTTCTTCAATCACATTTGATGTACATGGTAGTACTGGTGATCCATTCAAGGTATTTTGTTCATAACAATCAACCAAATCTTTACAGTTGAAGCAACACTTTGTTGGTGTTGAACGTAAGCAAATAACTGGTCTCGTTTTTCCTAAGCATCCCATATAACTATCTTGTTTATATACCATTTGTTTTTCCTTTTATTATATTATCTCAAAGAGAAATTGTCAATACCATTAATAATATTCTTCAATTTGTATTTCTTACAGAATTTCATAATATTCATCATATTATAATTGAATTCCATATTAGCAAATTGTTTTGTTATCGCATCATCTATATCAGATGGTAGTTCTGAGAGATCAATAAGTTTTTTATTAAATTCGTATCTTGCTCTCAAATCATCGTCTACTTCCAAATATCCTTCAAGGTTTGGGAGTAATTTTTCGGCAGTCTTTGGACCTAATCTTTTCCTACAACTCTTTATATTATCAACACCATCTCCCATAAGAATATGCTTTTTCAAGTAACTTCTTGGATTTGATTCTTTGATGAATTTTCTTTTGATAGGGTCGTATAAATGAGTTTTCTTAGATATCAACTGCTTGAAATCTTTATCAGAACTGATAATAGTTGTTTCTTCACCTCTTGCTTCTGAGTATTTACTTCCACAATAAATTACATCATCTGCTTCTGCTCTTTCATGGAATACCGTAACAAAATCAGTTGAGGTATCAATAAGGGTACGTACTTCATCCATAATACCAAAGATTTTATCCCAAGGTATGTCATCATTCTTTTTTCTATTTCCTTTATATCCTGCGTCATCTTGGTATTCTTCAAATTTCCAAGAAAATTCTTCCCAAACATCTTTTCGCCAATTGTTCTTGCTTCTACAATCAACAGCAAGAACCAATGGATTTTCTTTTGATGCTCTGAATCTACTGCTTGCTTGTGTTACTGCGTGAAGCAGTAGATGGGCAAACAGATCAGTATTTTCTTGAATGCTTGGAAGATTAGCAAACAAATACCTATATCCAGTATGTGACCAATCAAGTATTATCATTTTAATAGTTTAAGTGTGATTTACATTGGTAGTTAATACATAGTCAAGTCTTTCTTGAAGTTCTTTAATTTTCTTTTCAAGTCTTTCAATTTTTCTAATATGGTCTTCATACATAAACCAGTTACCTGATATTTCAAAACCAAAAGGTTCTCCATTTTCGTCAATAAACTGACCTTGTTCACCGATTAGTTGAATATATTGGTCTTCTGCCCAATCCTCGTGGGTGATTTTCTCACCATTAAGCAATGCTTTGAGAGTGTCTCTCATTGAAATTTGTTCTCCTTTCATTTGATTCTCCTTTTTACAATATGATGATATGGTACACGCAATAACATCTATTTCAGATAAGTTTTTATCCCAGTATAAACAAAATTCATTAGAATATACTGGGGGTCTACTAAAATGAGGGCAATTCATATTTTCCTCTGTTTTATGTTTATAGTATGCTTGATTGTATTAACTTTGTCAAGCATTATTTTACCCTAATTCATCTTCCCAAACAAATACCGTATCTTCATCAGATTTGGTATTCAATGAACGTTTCTTATTAGCAAAATCCATCTTATCTTTTACACTGATTGGTATTTCTTGATCTTCCATTGCCAAATTCAATAATCTCATTTTAGGTCTATCAACGCCAATCGTCACCACTTCATTAAGATTACCACTGAACCTTGTTTTAATATTCTTTACCAGATATTTGTTTGCATCAAATAATTCTGGGGATTGGATAATTGCTCCCATCCAATCCGCAGTTGCTGGAACACCCCAACTTTCTGAGGTTCCGGTCATATCCATCGTGTCAGCACCTTTATTTGCTGATTCTCTATTCAATTGAGTTGCTGTTATTACTGCTATATCTTCTTCAACCGCCAATGCTCTGAATTCTTCAGCAATACTTTTTACATATAAATATGAATTTGCTGAATCACCACCACTCATTCTTGCTGATGTAAATATATTGAGATAATCTGCTATAACGATATCAGCCTTGAAATTCTTTTTGATCTTCAATTCATTGAGATATGCTGAAATGTGATTTTTGTTTGCTGTCCCTGTAGGATATTCTTGGACGAATAATTGACCTTTCTTTTCAGTCTTTTGATAGTTTTTTACTTTTTTGAAATAATCAGTCTCTGACAGATTGATTGCTAATTCATCCATTTCAATGTCTAGGATATTTGCATCAATTCTTTGAACCATTCTTTCCTTTGCCATTTCAGCAGTTAGTAGAACCACATTTAAACCTGATCTCACCAAAGCACTCGCCATATGACATAAAAATATTGATTTTCCAGAATTTACTTTTCCGATATAGACGTATAATGCTTTTTTGACATAACCACCACCAAGTAAATTATTCAGTTCTGTTATATCACATGGATATTTTGCCTCTTCTGTTGTATAAAAATCATATTGGTCTTGGGCATTAACTTTATAATCATGCCCGACATCATTGGTAAATGAAATAGATAATGCGTTTTTTATCTTGTCTTGTATGAGTCCTCTTGGTTTATTATTTTCAAGAATTTCCACACTATCAAGAATAGCAATCTCCATCGTTCTGTCTTTGACAAATTGCTCTGTCTCGTCAAGAATCATATCAATATGAAGTTCATCTACTTTCTTCAAACCATCCAATTCATCTACAATATCTTTGGAAATATCTTCATTGACTTTGTAATCTGATTCTACTATCAGTTTTATATCAGATATTTTTGGTCGTTTATTATATTTTTGTGTGAAGTATTTTATTTTATCATAAATAATTTGTTGGTGATTTGCCACAAATAGTTCTTTATATAGGTGGGGATATGCTTTATTGAAGTATTCATCATTCGTAAATAAATGTTTGAAAATATTTTTTGGCAGCATTTTTCCTTTTGGTTTGTGTTATAAATGTTATGTGTATATTTAAACACATTAATCATGAAAAGTAAAGGATTATTTTGAAGCACTACCAGAATTAATAGTGCCTCAGAGAACTTTTATGATTCTTCAACAGAGTTTTCTTCACCAGCAAATTCATC